AGCTGAATCTGCGCTTCATGAACGCCATCCAGACTTCGAAGAGATTCGAGGAAACGATGGCTTCCACGAGTGGGCTAAAGAGCAACCGAATCAAATACAAGGTTGGATCTATGATAATCCTGATGATGTAACTTTGGCCGTTAAAGCCTTAGATCTTTATAAGTTAGAAACTGGACAAGGACAGCAAAGAACTCAAAAGAACCGTTCAGATCAAAGGCGACGTAAAACATCGTCATCCGCAGCAGATATTGTCTCAACCAAGACAACCTCTGTAGATGCACGACAGCCTCGTGTCTGGACAGAAAGTGAAATTGCGAAGATGTCCCTAGATCAGTTTGATAAGCACGAAGAGGATATTCGTGAAGCTATTTCTGAAGGGAGAGTTCGTAAAGGATAATCTTTTCTACTTATTATTAGGAGTAATTTAATATGGCTTATAACCAAAGTGATCAATTTTTTGAACCCTCGACAGATACGGATGCCAACTTCGGTAATTCGGTATCTGGACAGACTAACTCGTTTTTCCTGCCCAAGGTATATTCAAAGCAGGTACTCAACTTCTTCCGTAAGGCTTCTGTAGTTGAAGCTATTACCAATACGGATTATGCTGGTGAGATATCTGGTTTTGGAGATACGGTCAGGATCATCAAAGAACCAACCATTACTGTTTATCAGTATGAGCGTGGGCAAAATGTAACGCAGTCTAAACTGACTGATCAGGAGATCAGCTTAATCGTTGATACTGCCAACGCATTCAAGTTCATCGTTGATGATATTGAAACGAATATGTCACACGTTAACTTTCGTGACGTAGCAACCTCTTCAGCAGCTTACGCTTTGCGTGATGCTTTTGATGCAGGTGTTATTGCCGCAATGATTGCAGGTGTCTCTGCTGCTAGTCCTAACCATATTCTTGGTTCTGACAACGCAACAGACCTTGCTGCTGGTACTTTCGACGGTACTGGTAATCTTGACATTGGATTTGGCTCTTCTGAGCATGACCCAATTGATGTTCTTTCTCACATGGCTCGTCTGCTTGACGAATCTAATGTGCCTGAAGAAGGTCGTTGGTTTGTAGCAAATCCAGAGTTCTATGAAGTTCTTGTACAAAGTTCCTCTAAACTCTTATCAGTAGATTACAATGCTGGTCAAGGCTCTATCCGTAATGGACTAGTAAGCTCTGGCAAGCTGCGTGGTTTTGATATGTACAAGACCAATAACATAGCGTCAACTAGTAATGCTGCTGGTCAGTGTATTGGAGGACATATGTCTTCTACTGCTACTGCTCAAACGATTACTAGCACTGAAGTTATCCGTGATCCCGACAGCTTTGGCGACATTGTACGAGGACTCCATGTATATGGGGCCAAAGTACTGCGCGACGATGCTCTTGTGTCAGCGTTCTACGGAATTGACTAAAAAAGAAATATGGGAACGGGGGAGTCTATAAACGGCTCCCCTTGAACCTTACTCATTTAAATAATTGATAAGAGGAAAAGAATATGACAATCGTAAATATTAGAGACACTGGACGTAATTCAGCAAAGACGAGTGATGTCCGTGAACTCGCTGAAAAAGTTCAGAAGCCCTCTGATACAGAGGCAATCACAGCGGCAAATACTATTACTGCTGCTGAGTCTGGTACTCGTTTCGTTCTGAATACAGCAACTGCTAGAATCCAAACTTTACCATCTCCTGCCGCAGGGCTTGAGTATTGGTTTTATGTTGGCGCTACAGAACCCACAGGTACTCATACTATTGTAACAGCTTCAAGTGCTAACATCATCGTAGGCAATGTTTCTTCACCGGAAGATGCCGCAGGTGCTGTAGCGACTGTTACAGATGCAGATACTATCTCATTAGTAGCAAGTAAAGCTGTTCATGGTGATTATGTCCATGTATGGTCTGACGGTACTAACTGGTATCTTGATGGTATGTGTAAAGTACAAGACGGTATTACAACTACTCAGGCTAGTTAATAAATGCCACAGATAGGAAGCGAAGAGAAGCCCGTGATGTTTCGGCAAGCAATTGTCTCTAAAGACAGTCGCTTCAGGAAGGGGTTTGATAAAGCTAAGTACGATACAAACTATGATCTCATCTTTAGAAATAAAGGTGATTCTGAGCTTGATATGGCCCGTTTAAAATCTAAAACATTTAGCAGCGAACAGGACTAATATACTATGCACATATTAAGTTTTAAAAGTGTACAGGACATGGAAAAGGCATGTGCTTGTAAAAATAAGAAACGATGAGAGTAGAGGCTCCTAAAGGCTATCATTGGATGAAATCTGGAAAGTCCTTCAAACTTATGAAGGATTCTAAAGAAGGCTACAAGTCCCATAAAGGTTCTACTAAAACTGCAAACTTTAAGGTTGGAAAGAAATAACAATGGCTACTACTTATTTAACATTGACTAATGAGCTTTTAAGAGAGTTGAACGAGGTAGCTTTAACTTCTGCAACCTTTGCTGCTGCGATAGGCGTACAGCAGCACGTTAAAGATGCAGTTAACAGATCTTATTTAGATATTGTAAACGAAGAACCTCAATGGCCTTTTCTATCTACAGCAGAGAGTGGCGCTACTGATCCTATGTACGGTAATACGTACGTAGAAACTGTAGCAGGTACACGTTGGTATGAGTTAAAACCTGCTAGTAGCAGTATGACAACTGACTATGGCTATATAGACTGGAATAATTTTCTATTAACTACTGTGGGTGTGTCGGGTGAATCCGCACCGTATACTATCAATAATATTAGGTATACGACTACAGAAGACTGGAAAGATTATTTTAGAACCAGTGAGAATAAGGACGATTCAGACACTCAGACCTATGGCGTTCCCGCTAGAGTCATAAGGAGTCCTGATGCTCGTAAGTTCGGCTTAAGCCCAATACCAGACCAAGTATATAGGATCTGGTTTTTTGCTTTTGATCTGCCTACACAGCTTTCGGCACACGGAGATGAGATAGTGTTTCCTGATGTTTACATAACAGTCCTTTTGGCTAGAGCAAGATACTATATTCATCAATTTAAAGAGAACCCACAAGCTGCGGCTTTTGCGCTCGATGACTATAAGCGGGGTTTAAAACTAATGAAGCTGCATCTTATGGAGCCGACACCAGGATACTTTAAAGATGATCGTGTGAGGTTTGTTTAATGTCCCAGCCTTGGGGGTATTCCTGTACAGGCGGCTTAAACGTCAACCTAAACCAGCTAGAGATGCTTGCACAGCCGGGACTGGCTACACGGCTTAGGAACTTTGAAGTAGATCCAGATGGAGGCTATAGGCGAGTAGATGGCTTCTCGTTATTTGGGGATACTAAGCCCAATAGTTCTGAGACAATCTTAGGCATGGCAGTCTATGCAGACGGCTTAATAGTTTGTTCAGGGACAGGAATCTTCTTTAGTCAAGATGGTGAAGATGCTTGGCTACAGCTTAATAGAGCGAGTGTTGATTCAGGAGGAGATGACTACAGTACCTTTACAGGCCGTTCAGTAGCAGCAAGAACGAGTCAAGGAAGATGTTCTTTTGCACTATACGAAGGTACTTCAGATTATGGAGAGATTGTAATATGTGATGGTGTCAACGAGCCTTTCTTGTTTCAGATGACAGGTACGGCTGGCTTAACAACACGAACCTTTTTTGCTAAAGAGATTACAGTAAGTAGTACATTAGGCCCTGCTATAGGCGTTATACACGATAAACATTTAGTAGTTGCAGGAGCTTCTACAGCTAAGAACACGATATACTATAGTGGCACTAACGACATAGATAGCTTTAGCAGTTCAGGATCAGGAAGTATAGTAATCTCTGATGGCGTAGTAGGACTTGCAAGCTTTCGTAGTGATTTAATTATATTCTGTAAGAACAGTATACATAAGCTATCCAACATAAACGATGCAAGCAACATAGCAGTATCGCCCATCACAACTAACGTAGGTTGTTTATCGGGTGGAAGTATTCAGGAAATTGGTGGTGACCTATTGTTTCTTTCTCCTGATGGTATTCGTACTGTTGCAGGTACAGCAAGAATTGGTGACGTTGAACTAGGCTCCGTAAGTAGACAGATACAGGGTATTGTTACGGACATAGCAGCTAACTCAGGCTACATTATTTCTAGTGCTGTCCTAAGAAGTAAATCGCAATACAGATTGTTTTATAGTACAAATACAGAAAGCCCTTCAATTGCTAGGGGAATTATAGGAACTTTAACACCTAATGGTTTTGCTTGGGCAGAGACATTAGGTATTCAAGCACTAGGAATGGAGTCTGGTTTAGATTCGGATGGCGTAGAGCAAGTCTATCATGGTGATAAAGATGGTTACATTTACAATCATCTTGATGGTACTTCTTTTTATAATGCAGGTACAGCAACTGATATAGCTGCTGTATATCAGACACCCGATTTTGATTTTGGAGATGTAGGAACCCGGAAAACTTTAAAGTATGCTAGAGTTTCTTTTAGTCCAGAAGGAGCAGTACTACCAAGCTTTAGAGTACGGTACGATTATGAAGATCCTGACATACCTCAACCAGAACCTTTTTCTGTATCGACGATTGCATTGCCAGCGATCTTTGGTACTTCTGCTTTTAACGCAGTTACATTTGGAGCAACTAGCGACCCTATGGAAAGAATTACACTAGAAGGATCTGGCAATACTTGTAGCTTTAGAATTTCGAGTGAAGATCAAAAAGCATCTTATGCTATAAATGGTCTTTATGTAGACTATATGCCATCAGGAAGGAGATAAGAACACATGGCCCAGAATTATACACGACAGAGTTCATTAGCCGATGGCGACACAATTACAGCCGCCCTATTCAACAACGAATATAACCAACTTGTAAACGCTTTTACATATTCATCCAGCAGCGAAAGCACAACAGGCCATAAGCACGATGGATCAACAGGACAAGGCGGTAATGTACACACTATAGGTGACTTAGATTTTCTCAACAAGATTGTTGCCGACAGTACCAATAATCGTTGGGGCTTTTTTGTGGAGGTTTCTAGTGCAGCGGTTGAACAAGTTCGTATACAAGACGGTGCTATTGTCCCTGTCACTGATAGTGATATTGATCTTGGCACATCCTCTCTGGAGTTCAAAGACTTATTTCTTGACGGAACAGCCCATGTCGATACTTTGGACGTTGATGTCAACGCCACGGTT